GGCGGGTTCAGCATTAGCACCTGAAGGCTACGGCGCTCTTGGCGCTGCGGCTGGTGCGGGTCTTGGATTATTGGGGTAACTTATGAGTGGATTAGAACCTATCTTAATTGGCGCGGCAATCGGTGGTGGCACATCTGCACTCACAGGAGGCGACCCTTTGCAGGGTGCGCTTATGGGTGGTATTACGGGTGGAATTGGTGGCGGTTTGGGCGGAGTTGCTGGGGGTGCTAGTGGCGCGGCGGGTGGTGCGGCGCAAGCATTTCCTGTTGCCTTAGAATCAACAATTACTTCTAGCTTATTGCCTGAGTTTGCCTCTGCCGCGTTGCCGTCTACCGCTAGTTGGGCAGCACCTCACCTAGTTGCAAGTAACGTGGCGCCTGTTCTCGCGGAAACGGGAACGGCAGGGCTATTAGATTCATTTTCAAGTTTAGCGCCTATGTTAGGAAAGATGGGTGGGACTAAACAGCCACAAGACGATATGTCTGCACCATCAATTAGGAAAGGGCAAGCTATCGCTATGACTGACCCGTTAGAAGAATTATATCAACAGCAAAGCTCTCGTAGACGCTCTGCTAATAGACCTATTTCATTACTATAAAGGCAACGACATGGCTAATTATTTACAAGGTCTGTTGGGTGAAGAAGAATACCAACCTGAACAGAAAAGTGCATTTAATTCCGCTTTGTTGCAAGCTGGACTAACTGGTTTAATGGCTAGTGGGCCATCGTTCCAACCAGTAGGCACAGGTCAAGTTTTAGGTCAAGCAGGTATGGCTGGTCTTCAAGCATATCAGCAGGGATTAGAGCAATCGCAACAAAATCAAGCGCAATCACAGCTACAGTCTTTTATGCAAGGTGGTGAGCAAGGGGAAACGCCTGATGCTAAAGCAATTGCTTCAAAGTATAGACAAGTTGCTAATATGTTTGCATCTACAGACCCAGCAAAAGCTAAACTGTATCTTGATATGGCAGACAAGGTGGAAGGCACGCAACAGAAGTTTACGGGTTCTTACGGAAACGTAGCCGCAGAACTTTATGGGGATATGAATGTTGGCAACTTAACTCAAGAGCAAAGGGCTAATGTTGCACAAGTTGTTCAACAGCGAGAATTACAAGGTCGGCAAGCATCAGCACCTAATATGTCGGTTAATTTGAACGACCCCACCGCTGTATCTAAACAAATGATGAATGTAAGAAATAATTACATCAAAGAAAATGAAGATGCGAGCGCAATTGCAAGTACATATCAAACTCTTGTTTCTGCTGCTAAAAATCCAAACCCTATAAACGACATTAGTTTAGTTTTTGGGTTTTATAAAATGATTGACCCAGCATCAACGGTTCGTGAGGGCGAATATGACACATTGCTTCAATCTGCATCTATTCCTGACCGAATTAAAAATTATGTACAAAAGGTGCAAAGTGGCGAAAAGTTAACGCCAAAAATGCGTCAAGAAATTTTAGATTCAGCGTTTAACAAACTTAATTCTAAAAAATCTGCGGTGAGTCAATCGTACAACGTTCATTCAAACGCATTAAAATCTCTTAATATTGACCCGAAAACAATATTGTCAAACCCACTTGAAAATATTAAAGCGGTCAATATTGAAGAAAGCGCATCAACAGCACAACCAAATGTGATGAACTTGCAACAAGGTGCGTTGGAGGAATTACGCCGAAGAGGGATTCAATAATGGACTTTTCTCAATTATCTGACGATGATTTAAAAGCAATTGCCGCAGGTGAGTTTAGCAAAATGTCTAATGACGCTTTGCGACTAATTTCTCAACAACCGCAGTCTAATACGGTAACTGAGCAAGCCCCTGGAATCAGCATCTCTTACCCTACAGACCAATTTGCACCTGAACCTGACACAAGTGCAGTTCAAAGTCTTGGTAGACAAGCAGGATTAACAGGTCGTGCTTTAGCCACAGGTGCAACTGCTATCCCGATGATGGCTGGTGATGCAATGAATCAGCTTATCAATATGATTTCAGGCTCAAACATCCCACCTGCTAGTCAATCTCTACAAAACTTAATGAATCAAGTAGGTGTCCCACAGCCTCGCACACCAACTGAGCGCGTGTCGCAAGACGTTGCATCGGCTATGGCAGGAGTAGGCGGTACAGCAAAACTAGCACAAACACTTGCTCCAAAGTCTTTAGCGGCTCTAATGCAAAACTTAGGCTTACAGACAACGGGCGCGATTGGCGGTGCGGGTGCATCAGGCGCGGCTAGAGAGGGCGGTGCGCCTCCATTAGCGCAGATGGGGTTAGGGCTTGCCGCAGGTATGATTGCGCCTACAGGTGGCTCTGTGGTGGCTAGCAAGACGCCGCAACTTGTTAAGAAAATGGTACAACCGTTTACAGACTTAGGCAGGGACAAAATTGCTGGCGAAGTCTTAACAGGATTGGCACGTAACCCATCGTCTTCTATTCAGCGTGGGGAATCTTATCAACAGAGAGTGCCAGGCTATCAGCCAACTACCGCACAGGCTACTAAAGACTTAGGCTTAATATCAGCCGAGACACCTATTAAGAGTCTTGACATGACGGGTCGATTTGCAGAGCAACAATCTACTGCCAATCAAGCTCGTATGAATATCATTAACCGCATGGCTAGAGAAGTAGAAGATGTTACGGCTGCAGAAGCGCGGCGTAACGCCATTACTGACCCATTGCGTGAAAATGCGTTTGCACAGTCTAATGTTGACCCAGTTACTTTTAAATCAGCAATTGATTTAATAGTTGGTAGACAAGTTAATAGCATTTTAAAATCGCCACAAGGTAAGCGTAGTACTGTTCAAGCCGTTGTGAAAGATGCTTACCAAGATATAAAACGAGCTAACACGCCACAAGACTTGTATGAGATTCGTAAAGACCTACGGGCTATGGAGCGTGGGTTATTAGACAAATCAGGTCAAGGTGGCCCATCCTCGTCAGCTTACAAAGTATCACGTAAAGAACTTAACGATATTATCAAAGCTGTTGATGATGTTATAGAATCTGCCGCGCCTGGCTATCAAGACTATTTACGCAAATACGCATCTATGAGCAAGGGCATTGAAAGCATGAGCGCGGCGCAGGATTTTAGGTCACGAGTCATTAGCACAATACCTGACCCACAGAACCCAGGCAGTTTTATTTTGTCTCAACCATCGTTTGCAAGAGCGATTCGTGCGGCAAAAGACGGCAAGAACTTTGAGGGTTTATCTAAAGCGCAAATTGCTGTATTGGATAAAATTGCCAAAGATTTAGACGAAGGTGTATTAAATCGAGCTACCAAGATGCCTGGCTCTGACACGTTTAAGAATATGTCTACCGCTAATGTGATTGGTGGAATTATTGGCAAACAAATATTTGGTGACGTACCTTCCGTGTTGCAAAAGATAGCGGCTCCTATGAACTGGCTTTACAATGGCACAGACGACAAGATACGAGAGTTGTTAGTCAGCGCAATGTTAGACCCTAAGTTAGCAAGTCGTTTAATGGCAAAGGCAAGTGAAACCGCTATGGAACCACTTAGCAAAGAGTTGCAACGCAAGGCAATTAATCTTGGTTACGGTGCAGTATTTGGATTGGAACAATAATGGCAAAGACAAAAATATCAGAGTTTGATGCAACGGCATCAGGCAACACCGATATAGACGGCATTAATATCGCAGAAGGCATGTCACCTGGTCTTGTAAACAATGCTTTTCGCGAGTTGATGGCTCAGTTAAAAGACTTTCAAACAGGTGTCGCGGGTGATAGTCTAACCGTTGGTGGCAATTTGGCGGTGACAGGCACGGCAACGGTTAATTCCAACCTTGTTGACGCTTTTCCTGCAAATACAGTATTGCTTTTTAACCAAACGACAGCACCAACAGGTTGGACTAAACTGACGACCCATAACAATAAGGCGTTGCGTGTTGTAAGCGGGGTAGTTGGCACGGGTGGGTCTATTGACTTTACAACAGCTTTTGGTTCACAAAACGTAGATAATACCACACTAACAACCGACCAGATTCCAGCGCACACTCACTCTTTTTCTGCGACAACAGGAAGCAATAGCGTGGGTCATGCACACGGGTTTACTGCTACAACAAGTGGTATTGGCGACCACGCGCACGGTATTGCGTATCAAGGAAATTTGCTTTATTCGGGCGGTGGAGGCAATCCAAATACCTTTTTTGGTGGTGGCGTCAATCAATCTACAGCAGGTGCTGGCGCACACTCTCATACCGTCTCAGGCACGACAGGTGATGTAAATGCAAATCACACGCACACTTTATCAGGCACAACTGGTTCTCTTGGTGGTGGCAATGCTCACACCCACAGTTTAAATCTTGCGGTGTCGTATGTTGACGTAATTATGGCGAGTAAGAACTAATGGAATTAAAACCTAGTACGTTTTGTCCACTTTTAAAAAAAGATTGCATACAAATGCAATGCTCATGGTTTACTCAAATTCGTGGCACAAACCCAAACACGGGTAAAGAAATAGACGAATGGGGTTGCGCTATTGCGTGGATGCCTATTCTTACCATTGAAAACAGTCAGCAACAACGGCATACAGGCGCTGCGGTGGAGTCGTTCCGCAATGAAATGGTGCAAGCAAATGCGACAACAGGTCAATTACTTGCAAGTCAAAACAAGTTATTAAAAAGCTAAGTATTTCACATAAATTAAATTAAACTTGTGTTATTAATAACACATCTTTGTTGGATACATACATGGAAGAGCAACGACTTGCACGCATAGAGCAGAAACTTGACAAGCTAAGTGAAGCAGTCGTTTCTTTAGCAAGGATGGAAGAACGAATTATCACGCTCTTTAACCGCATGGACACATATGATGCGCGTCAATTAAATATGGAAGACCGTGTTGCTGATATTGAAAAAATCACCGTTAGCCGTGGTGCTGTGTTTAGACTAGTAGATAAACTCATTTGGATTGTTGTCGGTTTAGTGACGGCAGTCGTGATTGAGGGTGTTTTAAAGCGTTAAATGGAGTTCGAATGAGCGACAGAATCAAAGATGTTGACTTTATAGAAGCATGGAATCAACTTAAATCTGCATCAGCAGTCAGTAAAAAACTTAAACTAGAAGTCAGGGGGGTTTACCTTAGACGCAGACGAATTGAGAACAAATACAAGATACGTTTAGTTGCAGACCACTCTGAAGCTGCCGATTATTACGTTCGTGACTACATGAGTCGCATGGATGTAGACATAGACAATGCCACCATCTTTGTAGCAAGTGACGCACATTACTGGCCTGACGAAGTATCTACAGCCCACCAAGCGTTCGTAAAACTTGTTAAAAAACACAAGCCTGAAATTATCATAATGAATGGCGATGCCGTAGATGGCGCATCAATCTCACGCTACCCTAAAGCATCTTGGTCAACTGTTAAGATGCCAACCGTTAAGGAAGAGCTAGAAGCGGTTGCAGATAGACTGAACGAGATAGAGAAAGTCGCAGGTAACGCTAAACTTATTTTTTCGCTCGGTAACCACGATATGCGGTTCGAGTCGAAACTTGCTAACCTTACACCTGAGTATGAAGGACTGCAAGGCTTTTCGCTGAAAGACCATTTCCCACGCTGGCTATTCTGTATGTCGGTTATGGTCAACCGTAACTTGATGATTAAGCATCGGTACAATAATGGTCTTCATGCAACTTACAATAATGCCTTGAAATCAGGAACTTCAATAGTGACAGGCCATCTACATAGATTACAAGCCACCATTTTGTCGGATTATAACGGCACGAGGTGGGGAGTAGACACAGGCACGTTAGCTGAGACAGATGGTGACCACATGGGTTACGGTGAAGATAATCCTAAAAACCATTGTTCAGGCTTTGCCGTGTTGTCTATTCGCAACGGTAGATTGATTCAGCCTGAATTTTGTGCGGTGCTTGATGACATTGCTTACTTTAGAGGTCAACCTGTATGACTTTAGTCCCTGATGTTAAAGATTGGTTTAAGTGGTGGTCGGTACGTTTGTCTATAATTGGCGGTGCAATCTTAACTTTATTGGAGGCGTTCCCAAATGCTGTCGCAACTGTTATCTCTGTTCTCCCCGAACAAATCACAAACCAAGTCGGTGACGAAATCCTCCGAGTCATCGCCATTGTCTGTATCGTTGCCTCCCCAATCGCTCGCGTCATCAAGCAATCAAAACTTGATAGCCAAAACGACTAAGCAATTAAGACGACATGAAGGGTTTGTAAGCCACGCATATAAAGATAGTTTAGGCTATTTAACGATTGGATATGGGCGCTTAATTGACAAAGAAAAGAACGGTGGCATAACAAAAGATGAAGCAGAGTATTTGCTTGCAAATGACGTAAATGGTGTATATGAAAGTCTTACACATTACTTATCGTTCTTTAAGACTCTTGATGAACCACGGCAAGCGGTTTTACTTAACATGGCTTTCCAAATGGGCGTACATGGTGTGCGACAATTTAAGAATACCCTAAGACTCATTGAAGCGGGTAACTATAATGGTGCGGCAGACAATATGTTGGAATCATTATGGGCGCAACAAACACCTAATCGGGCACAAGAAATGGTTCAACAAATGAGGACAGGTGTATGGCAATCTGGCTGAGATTCAAAGGCTACATAATTGCCGCTACGGGCGCTTTATTGGGCGCTCTAGCGATTTATTTAGCGGGGCGTAAGCAAGGTTATGACGCAGCAGAAAATTCTATGAGAGAGGCTGATAATGCACAAGCAAGGACAATTGAAGATTTGGCGGATAGGGTTCGCAGGGCTGACGGTGACAACCGTACTGCTATTGAACGGTTGCGCGTTGCCAAGCGGCTCAGAGACCTCTAGGACAATTTGTAGAGAGTTAGAGAGGGAATTGCCTACCTACTCTGTTAAAGACACGCCAGCAACCCTAGAATCAGGCGCACGGTTCATTGATATATTTAACGCTGTGTGTGATGTGGCGAACCCTCGATAAAGCACGATTTTCTGAGAATAAATAAACAATTGGGTCGCTAATTCCCAACAGTTCGCCATTTGTAAAACTTTATAACAAATCTAAACCTGTTTTTTTAGTTCTGCTTCAAGTTCTGCAATGCGAGCGATATATTGTTTAATTAATTTAGCGACATTTTTATGCTCAATCAACTGTGTGCAAGGGTAGCATAATTCTACAGTCATCAGCAAGGCGGTGTTTTTGCAATCTTTGGATAGGCACTTCATTTAACAATCAGTCTCTTAGATTCACAAAGCCATCCTATACTTTTTCTGTGCGCTTCTTCCCACATATCGATACGTTCCTGTTTGCTCATGTCTTTGCCTTGGTCAAGTTCAAGATGGCATACGTAGCACAAAAATGCGATACGAAAATCATGTGCTTTTAAACCCCTACCCTTACCGTCTCTAAGTTGGTTACTATGAGCTGCTACTACATCATCGTGATTGCTTTTACCGCAATTCATACACACAGGGCATTCACGAGCCATTGCAAGCAACTTAGGATTTCGATAGATTCCAGATGACACGGATATTATCCTGTAATGTTTGAGAGGCTTTTTGACCACGAACTTTGGTAACGGCTTCTATGTAAAGCTGACGGTCATTAAGTCGGGGTAGTTTAAGAACGTGCCGAGCTTCACACCATGCTCGCCATTCCTCTGAGCTTGAATCGATTATCTCACCCAGAGGAGTTTTAACAGGGTTCAATTGCAAATAGTGTTACAAAACGTACCAGCGCAACAAGTTGTACAAACAATTGTTTTACCGTTGACTGTAACCATAGAGGTGGAGCAAGCAGCGTAAACGGCTGTTGCTGATAAACAGAGCAAAATTGCGGCTAATGTTTTCATTTATTATGTTCCTGAAAAGATAGTACTTCATTAACAAAGTCCGAGAATTCCTCTTTGGAAAGCTCGGTAGTGGTTGCGTCAGCTTCAATTAACTGACCGTTCGGTAGTTCAATCATGCGACCAGACAAGTACCTTTGTTTAAAATATACATGCCATACATCAGGGGTAAATGCCTTACCGTTTAAAAATGTTGACTCAGCTATCTCGTGAACAGCAGTCCAATATAGCGAGTTTTGCTCAATAGTTCTATTTGCTTGTTTTATCTCAACCACATACCCATCTGGTGCTTGTGTTACCATTTGGATAACTTTAGACCTGTCTTTTGCAAGAATTACTATTGCCTTTTTCATTTACGTTGCACTTTATAGGTAGCCATAAAGATTAACTTTTTGTTTTTTTCTTGAACCCATTTCTTGTAATTTATCCTGAATTGACGCCTTTTAACCTCAGTTATGACGTGCCCTGTTGTTTCTTTGTCAAACATTCTATCAACCGTGTGTTTTTGGAAATAGTCTTTATCAATATCTAAAAAATGTAAGTAAACATCAACGTCATCACTAAACAGAAAATCAAATGCACTTTGTACGATTGGATTAAGTTTTTTACTTGACCTGTCTTGCACCATCATTGCGTCTAATACTGCTTGTTTTATGATTGCACTTAACAACCCTTTATGCCCATTGATGTCATCTTGCATGACGTTTGCCTTTTGTCCAACCGAACGGGTCGTGAGCGGGTAGCAATTCCAATAGATTACCCATTGGCATATCTTCTGATTGATGTAACAAGTGTTGCTTGTCAGGTGTGATGTACATCCATTTCATAGATTTCCCTACACTTTTTTTCCCTTTCATAATTAGCTTTTGTTGAATAAGCTGATTCAAAATGCAATGAGCCACCCCGCTACTTAAAACAAAGGTAGCCATAATATCCCTAGAGGTTCTAGGCTTATTGCAATAATCAATTATCGGTTGACGGTCTTTAGCTTTTCTCATTTGCAATCTCCACTTCTATTAGCTTTTCTATAAAATGCACGGCTTTACGCAAATCATCTACCCCGCCTTTTTTACGCCACCGAGATAGGTACTTGACAGCGCAGCCATCAAGAAAGCCTAACTCCCAGTCTGTAATAGCATCCCAAGGTTGAATTGAAGTTTGGTAATGTGACCCTTGAATTTGTTTTGCATTGGCGTTCATACATCACCTCAAAAAGGCGCATCGTCTGACAGGTCAGTTAGTTCAACAGGTTTTGATTGTGTAACTGGTTGGGGTGATTGTTCTACTTTCCCACCAATTAACTCTAAATCATCAACTTTGCCGACAAGTTTCACACCTTGACCCGACTTGCTTTCATAAGTTTGCACGTTGACATCACTTAAATAAGCGACAATCTGCCCACCTTTTTTGAGGTACGGTGCAAGTGATTCAGCACGTTTACCAAACAATGTGGCATCTATCCATTGAGTCGCACGTTTACCGTCTGATTGTTTTGTTCCATAACTGAATGCTAAGCTAATGTTTGCAACTGCGTTACCGTTAGGTGAGTAGCGTACTTCAACGTCTTGACCTATTCGTGCGATTCCTGATGCTTTCATTTTGATACCTTTTTGAGTGAGTAAACTGCTATATTTTTGCCATTGTTTAAGCGTTGCATCCGCTTTTCAATCTTGTGTCCAGCTTGTCTTAATCGATATATTCTTGCGGCTAACCTGAAACACCCAAACTTTTTAAGGGCGTCTAATGCCGTCAATTCACCCTGCTCTAATGCTTCTAAGGTTCGTTCTTCTTGGCTCATCATTGCACCTTTTTATAAAGTTCAACAATCTTGGCGTCAACTTCTGCTAAAAACTTAATAGCTTCAGCCTCTAGTTTTGCAATCGCATCTTCATCACGCTCTATACGCACCACAAGCAGTTTTAATCCATCGGGTAATCGTGGGTCAAATGATACAAAGTCACACCACTTGCGACCCGTTACAGACATCTGAGACATCATTTGTGTCATGTACTTTGATGGTGGCTTGCGTGTTTCTATGTACTCTAGGTGTGTAGAAGTGTTAGGGCATTTAATCTCGATTAACCCATCGTCACCTATAAGACCGTCAGGGCTACACCCGAAGTTAGGAATAGTTGGGTGGTCAACAAATGCCACTTGGTCAACAAAGTTATAACTAAAAACCTCGTATGCAGCTCGAGCCTGTGGCTCTGTTTCTACGCCCCAGTTCATAGCAGAATTAGTGTAAGAATCATTTTTGTTGCCAGTCAAACGTTCAGCAATTAAATCAGCACGTAGGTTCTTGCGTGACATTGATTCACCCGTTTTAACGGTAGCAAGCATATCTGCCACACGACTAGCGGTCAATTTGCCGATTCTGAGGGCTTGCCACTCGTGTGTCCCTTGCTCAATCATTTGACACATCCAACAGTTCAACTTTGCGTACATCTTTAGCTTTGCTAATTTGTGCAAGCAATGCTTTATTGTCACCAAACAAGGCGTATGAGGCTGTGTAGTGTGCTTTCAGTTCGTCTAGTGTCTTACTACCCTGTATTGATTTAATGGCAACAGAGGCGTCTTGTGGTGGCTCTTCAGGCAAATCTTCACCTGCATAAATATACAGACCTAAACCGTGAAGACTTAACGCTTTAGTCATGCACCGCATAATGGCTGTATTTATTTGGAAGGCATCTGGGTTTGGTATGGCTTTGTTACGGTTATCCATTACAGGCAGTTGGCAAGTAACAGGTTTTTCAAACAAAGTAACAGTAACCCAAACCATAGCCGTGCCATTAATATCCATGTAACACTTGTCACCAAACATTTCAACTTTAAAGTTGGCTTTAGGGTCAGCCTTTAATGTTTCAGCCCAAGCCCAAGCCCAAGAAAGGTAAGTTAAGTTGCCTTTTTTTTCTGTGTGTTCGTTGACATTTAATTTTAGTAAGTCAGCAACAGTCATGGTAAGTCCTTAGATAAAGTTAGCGGTAAGTAGGGTAGTAAAAGTAATAAATGCTATGACATATGCAACGGTTGGGATACGCTTGGCGGCTGTGTGCTCACGAGCATATTCGCCACCGATGCTTTCACGTAATGTGCGACCAGTCCAGTTAGGGTGGTTGAGGTCTGCAAAATAACCGTAGTTGTGGTCTGATTTCATTTTTATAATCTCCTTATTTGTTTACCCAAACTGGGAAAAATGCGTTTGGCAAAGATGTTGCACCTTTGTGCACCCAAACTTTCTTTTTACTGGCGTTGCGTTTTGTTTCAAAAGCATTTCTGGCTTGTTGAACAGCTTCCATGGCTTCAGTAAACGTCACTTGTTGTTCATCAACAAAATATAAATAGTCAGCAGAATATTCGCCTATATCAATAGATTGCATTTCAGATTCAAACGAAACCCAGTCATTAGCACGAAAAGACAATGTGGTGTCGTTTTCTGGGTGGTAGATTTTAAATTTCATTTTGTTTCTCCTTGTGTTTTTTTTTGCTATGTATAAATATTAACGCTGTGTACAAAATAAATACATAGGTGTTTACCCCTATTGCTAAAATTCAAATTCCTTTAACTCATACCTACCGTTTTCTTTGCGAAACCAACCATGCACAATGACACGCCAGTTAGAGCGCAACATTTCAGGCAATGCCTCACTTTCCTCAATTTTCTTTATGCGTGATGACATATTGGATTTGCTAGTGACTTGGACTGCTAAAGTTTCATTGTTTCCAATTGCAAGTATGTCAATACAGCCAAACAGGTCATGCTTACGCTTGGTGAAATAGTTATAGTGTTCCACGTTAGCTGTTTGGTAGCCTAATTTTCGTAGGTGTGCAACTGTGCGTTGGCTTGGTGTCATAGATTCTCAACCATGTTAATGCGCTCGCCTATCCACCTCATTACTGGGACAGCCATTGAGCGACCTAAAGCGTTATATCGTTTAGAGATTGCTGGCTCACCAACGTTTGTCCAGTTATCTGGGAAGCCTTGGAGTCTTTCACATTCTATTGGTGTCAATCTACGAACTTTGTGCTTATGAACTACACCGTGCACCCCTGTAGCGTTTAGAGTAAATGATATTTCATTGTTAAACCCAATACCTTTTGCACCTGTGTGGTGTTCACGATTGATAATATTTTCAGCAATTGAATAACATACTAAATCTGTTGCTGATTTATAGTCTCGTGCGCTAATGGTGGATGCCACTTGGTTATCTCCCCATTGTGATATGCCTTGTCTATCAAAGGTTTCTATTTTTAATGGCACATGACCACCACCAGTACCCCATGTGCCAGTAATTGTGGGGCATATTTTTTGTTCTCTTATTCTGAAGTCCATCATGTGCACTTCGTATACGCTATCGATTCCAGAGCTATCTTGAGTTTCTCTGGTATCTTCTTTCCCTTTACTTCCATTCTTGCTAGTAATTTTTCGCAAGTGCTCTGCTTCAAGAAGTATCGGCTTTCTATTTCTCCAGTCTCCAGTATCGAGGAGAGCAAAGACTCTACGCCTCCGTTGCGGTACTCCAAAGAATTGCGAGTCCAACACAGCCCATTCGCACAACCCACCTGTTCCGCATACAACACCCTCATTTCCCCAAACAAGTCGGTTTGTACCGAACTTGACCCCAACCAATGTTTCAAGAACTGTTCCAAAATCTGCTCCCTCTTGACTTGATAAAGCACCTGGGACATTTTCCCAGAGCATAAAACGTGCGCCACAATGTTTCTGAGCCAATCTAAACACCCGCACACCCTCAAAAAACAATCGTGATGAATGATTTTCATCCTCTTTAATAGCTTGTAAGCCTTGCCGTTTTCCAGATACGCTCATGTCTTGACAAGGAGAACCAAATACCACTATGTCAATCTTGCCTAAAGATTTAATTGTTTCTTCATCAATCTTTGTTACGTCATGCAAGTTACAAACATCTGGGAAGTGGTGCGCTAACACAGAGGACTGGTACGGCAATATTTCGCATACAGCAACACATTCCCAGCCTAGCGGTTTCCATGCAACTGAGATGGCTTCTATGCCACTAAATAGGCTTAAATATCTCATTCAATTACCCAGCCAACAAACTCACCAAACCTAAAAAACTCTTTTGCATTTGGCAGTTCTTCAATAGTCATTGGTCGCTGAACTCCACTTAAACTAAGTTCTTTGTTGATAATTTGTTCTGGAGTGGCACCGTTTTTTAATTTCCAATCAAATGTTAAGCGTCTCATTACAGTACCAAAGTAACCACCATCAACCAATAACTTATCAATGATAATAATTGCGCCTCCTGCATTTAATCTTTCTTTAAGAGTGGTTATTAACTGTTTTCTTTGTTCAAGGCTCATAAACATCAAAACTAAAAAACAAACAGCAACATCGTATTTTTTATAGTCAAATGTGCTTGCTTCGGTAGCATAAAGTTGACCATATCCTTTCCACGTTTTTGCCATTGCTTCACTTTCTTCTATAGAAATAATGGTAGCGTTTCTGCTTTTTGCAAATGGTTCAATAGCTTTGCTAATGTTCCCAGTCGATGCACCTATGTCATAGACCAATCCATTTTTAGGCAAGTAATTTCGAACTATCATAGCTGTTGCATCTGTTGCTAATTGGTAGAATGGCAATTGTTCGTTTACATGAGAGGTAAAATTTTCTCCTGTCATATCTCCAGAGAATGTAAAATCTTTCATTTTCTTATCTCCTGAACAGGCTTTAGCATTGCTGTCAGCATGAAGTTAATTTGAGCCGACACACTCCTACACTCTTTATCAGCCAATTGTTTAATCATTGCTCGCATTTCGGGTGTCATGCGGATATTTACAAATACTGTTTTCATACTTCCTCCTGATAGTTAATGTCGTAAGTTACTTCTGTGACACACGCATCGTCATGCTCACCTGTATCGATTACATCCCAGTCAGAAGACGCCATAGCGTTATCAAAGGCATCGTCTTCATCCCAACCTGTAACCATTATTTCAATGGTTTGAACTCTAGTGGCACGTACTATGTAGCGGTTCATAATTCAACCTCGCTCTCTGCAAATGCTATTGCTGTACCCAAGCCATCGTGCCGACCCTCTTCATAGTCTGTGGTTTGGTCTTGTCGTGAGCGCAACACCTTAAGGTTTGTGACAATGCGCTTGTTTTCTAATTTGTGACCTGCTTGCCATCCTGTGCGGAATATACGATATGCAGGGTCTTGGGCAGTGAGGTTAAACTCACCGTATAACTCTAAAAATTTGCGTTCTATTTCATTCATGGTTCTCTCCTTGATGGGGGACTAGCCCCCGTTTTTGTTTAATATGTGTATGATTGAATCATTCTTTTGCTTTTATCTATTGCTTCAGCCCAATTAGAAATCCATTTAAAATTTAACATTTGAATATCATGTGCTTGAATATTATGTGTGTAACCACGAGCAAAAGTAAAAGTACGTTTTTCATTGTCTCTGGTAATTTTTACCCACATTTTTTCAGTTCTAATTGTTTTTTCTGTAAATCGTGTCATTTTGTTTCTCCTTGTTGGTGTCAATTGCCATAAACACATTATTTCACGAAAAATGGCGCTTGTGTAAAAAATAGCAATTATTTTTATAGGTACTTTCCCTAGTATTGAGGTAAGCACATTTATGCTTTATAATTACGGTATCCTTTGGCGAGGGTTCAAAACAGTAAGGCTTCACATGAATTTGCAGTAGGTTACTGTACCTATCTCGCCAGACCCTAAACTAGGGTTGCAAATTCAGGTGAAGCCTTTTTTATTGAGGTTTACAATGATTTTATATCCCCAATTAAGTTTTCACACTACTATTGAGGTTGGCAAAAAAAGGCACATAGTTATCGACCAATGGCGCAGTAGGCACGAAGATGAACGTTTATGTCTTCATCAATATACTGGTGTTGAACATCATTGTGACAATAAAATTTTTCTAACTATTGAACAAGCAGAGTTGTTTCTTTTATCTTTGCCTAAGTTGATAGAAAAAACAAAATTATCTTCAAGCCCTACAAGTAGAAAAATAAAGGTGTCAAGATGAAAACTGACATTTGGATGCCTATATTTATAGGTGATTACCTTTCAGCAACTTCAAGATTGACAACTCAACAGCATGGCGCATATTTTTTGCTATTGATGGACTACTGGAAAAACGGTAGACCACCTGACGATGATGAGGTGTTAGCCCAAATAACTAAGATGACGCCTGATGCTTGGAGCAATGCTAGACGCATACTATTAGCATACTTTCAAATAGAGAATGGGCATTGGGTACAAAAAAGAATTGAGAAAGAGCTGATTGACTCAAAGACTCGCAAAGAGACTGCTGTAACTAAGGCAAAGGCTGGAGCTTCAGCTAGATGGAAAAAGGAAAATGATGCTTCAAGCAATGCTCAAGCAATGCTAAACCCTATGCTTGACCCTATGCTTGAAAATGCCTCTTCACCATCACCATCACCATCATCTTTATCTTTACCATTAACTTCAAATAAAACTACTAAAAATATATATAGCTCAGACTTTGAGGAATTCTGGCTTGATTACCCAAAACGTGAAGGCAAATCAGCGGCTTTTAAAGAATGGAAGCGCATAGCACCTGACAAAGAGTTGCAAGAAAAGATAACTGAAGGTTTGCTTGAGTACAGGAAAAGTCGCAAGGTTAAAGAGGGGTTTATTAAAGACTGCGTTAATTGGTTGAAGGGCAAGCATTGGGAAGATGAAATGCTAAACGTTGAGGTTGTGCAGAAAACGTATGAGTCACCTTGGCAGAAAGCTGATAGATTGCGTATGCAGGAGTTAGCGCCTGGTGTTGCCACTAGAGCGCATGACGATGAAATGAAAACCATAGACGAGGCTTTTGACTCTTACAAGCGACCACAAAGGATTCAGCATGACATTGCCAACTAAAGTCATTGACAGACTATTTGACCGTCTTGCTCTAAGCTACGGGTCTGAGTTTAAAAACAAATGGTCTAACGTTGATGCAAATACCATCAAGTCTCATTGGGCGCATGAGCTGAGTACGTTTGAAGACAATCTTAAAGCTATCGGCTGGGCATTGGAAAACTTGCCTGATAACTGCCCAAACCTCATGCAATTTAAAACGTTATGCAAGCAAGCACCAAAACCTGATTTTAAACACTTAGAATCGCCTAAAGCACCACTTGACCTTGTAGATAGCGAAATATTAAAGATGGTTAAGACTCTTGTAGAGCCTCAAAAAGATAAGGACTATAAGGCTTGGGCTAGGAGATTAAAAGCGCGTGACGAGGCTGGTGAGGCTTTGAGTACACATCAACGATGGTCTTACAAGACTGCATTAGAACTATTGCCGAAACAAAGACTGTGATATTATTAAGACTCTCCTTGGGTGAATAACCCCTTACCCGTCTGAAATATGACGGGGTTTTTTTATTGCTTAAATGCTATATTTGTAACATCTTACCGTTATTGAGGCTTATTATGCCAAGCGTATCTAAAGCGCAAACCAAGTTTATGCAAGCTGCGGCTCACAATAAAGATTTTGCTAAAAAAGTTGGCATATCTCAAAAAGTGGCTAAAGAATATATGCAACAAGATAAAAAAGGTTACGATGTTATGAAAAGGAAAACGAAATGAAAAACTGTACAGACAATGGCAACCGAGTCAAAGCAGCCGTCAAAGCCGCTGGCTCAAAAGGCATGAGCGAATACGGTGGCAAAGAAAAATACAGCTTTGCGAAACAAAAGATGAAGCACGAAGGCAAAGAAAGCATGGCTATGGAACGCAAAGAAAAGATGGGTTAATGTCATGGATGAGGAATACCTAAAAAAGCTAGGCATATCAATTGCTAGGGGCGTACCTCAAATGGCAACTGGTATGGTTGATTTAGCCGCGTTACCATTTACGCTTACAGGTTTGCTCGATGAAAAAGACGTAGTAGGTGGAACAGAGTACCTAACCAATCGAGGGTTATTGCCACCTAAACAAGAAGGTTTGCTAAACGAAACAACCGAACTAATATCTAGTTCTATGAGTCCAAGTGGTGCGGTAAAGTCAGGATTGTTGGGGTTAGGTACGCTTATTGGCAAAAAGTCTCCTTTATGGGATGAAAGCGCAGCAAAAATTCTCGGCCCCGATGGCATGTATCGCCAAGAGATAAGTGATAAGTTAGCATCCTTGATTGGCTCTGGTGATTATGAAACCTCTGTGATGCAAGCATATAAGAAAAATATTGACTCAGGTAAGCCAGCAGATACAGAGGTATTGTTTAAAGATGTGTTTGACCATCCTGAATTGTTTAAGGCTTACCCTGATTTAGAAAATTACAAGATGCGTGTTCTTGACCCTGAAAGCAGGGCTTTTGCAAGAAAGGGTAGCGACATGACAATGCACGTCAGAGCGAACGCTACTCCCGAAGATGCTAGGTCATCTTTATTGCATGAAGCTCAACACCACATTCAAGAAAACGAGGGTTTTGCTCGTGGTGGTAGTGTAAGAGAACTTACTAAAAAACCAATGCAAGAATATAAGCATTACAATGATGCAATTGGTCGTATCAATCAGAAAATGAAAGAAGCTGTAGGGACTCCTAAATATTCTGAGTTAATGAATGAACGTGATGAGTTAATAGTTGACGCTAGATTACGTGGCGTTTTGTATCCAAGTCAAATTGAAGCTATTGCAATGGATAAATACAAAAAACTAGGTGGTGAGGCTGAAGCAAGACTTGTTCAAGCAAGACGCGATATGAGTAAAGAAGAATTAGCATCGCAACTACCGTTTGACCCTAAGTATTTTAAAGAGCAAACAGGTGTAGATATAGAAGATTTAATTTTTCAAGGTTTACTTGGCAAGTAAGTTTTAAATTAACCTTAGTATCCATGACCCGATAGGAGTGGAAAATGAGCAGTAAAGTAGGCAGCAGTACTGAAAAACGAAAGCCTCCGAACGCAGGTTTGGGTAGACCTAAAGGCATTCCAAACAAGTCAACAGCTATCGTTAGAGACGCTATTGCATTGTTACTAGAGCGTAACAGCTCTAAGATGGATGAATGGCTACAGATGGTTGCTTATGGTGACGAGTCGTTAGGACTAAAACCTGCACCCGATAAGGCACTCGACATCATTCACAAGATGGCTGAGTACCACATACCTAAACTCGGGCGAACCGAGATGACGGGTCAAGACGGTGAGGACATCAAGGTGTCTGTTTCATGGCAGAAATAGTCATACCATATAGACCACGCGAGCAACAGCTTCAAATACATGATGCAATTGAAAGCAACAGATTTGTTGTTGTAGTGGCTCACCGAAGGTTTGGTAAAACGGTAAATGCTATAAACGCTGCTATCAAGGCTGCAATTGATTGCAAGCTAGAACGCCCACGTATCGGCTACATAGCACCTACATACTCTCAAGCGAAACGAGTAGCGTGGGATTACCTTACGCACTACACACGACCATTAAATGCTGTGGCTAACATTGCTGAGTTACGTGTTGACTTTTGGGATAGGCGCATACAGTTGTACGGTTCAGATAATCCTGACTCATTGCGAGGTCAGTACTTTGACTTAGTAGTGCTAGATGAGATTGCTGACCAAAACCCAAAAATATGGAACGAAATTATTCGTCCTGCTTTGGCTGACCGCAAGGGTAAGGCTATATTTATCGGCACACCAAAGGGACAGAATCACTTTAAAGAGTTGCGAGACCGAGCAGAGACAGAGATTGGTTGGCAACTTTTAGAGTTCAAAGCCTCACAAACAAACATTGTAGATGCCGATGAATTAGAAGCCGCCAAGCGCGAGATGGGCGAGGATAAATACAACCAAGAGTTTGAGTGTAGTTTTCACGCTGCAATCGAGGGTAGTTATTACGGCAAGATTATGAACGACCTTGAATCTGAAAACCGTTTTTGCGCCATTGCTCGTAGTGATTTACTAAAGACATATGTAAGTTGGGACTTAGGCATGGGTGACAGCACCTCTATTTGGGTGGCTCAAGTGCTAGGCAAAGAAATACGCTTAATGGATTACTTTGAAAACCACGGCCAAGGTTTAGATTGGTATGTAAGAGAACTTACTAATCGAGGGTGGAAGCAAGCAGAGATGCTATTGCCACACGATGTACAAGTCAGAGAGTTGGGGACAGGTAAGAGTCGGCTAGAGGTATTGCAGGAGGCGGGACTATCTTGCACGGTTGTGCCACGGTTAAGCATAGATGATGGCATACAAGCCGTGCGCTCTATGTTGCCTAATTGTTGGTTCAATTTGCCTAACACAAAAGATGGGTTAGAATGTATTAGAAACTATCGTAGAGAATTTGATGAAAAGCGTAACGTCTTTTATGACAAGCCTTTGCACGACTGGGCATCACACGGTAGCGATAGCTTGCGCTACTTAGCGGTTGGCATGAATGACACAGTTAGTTGGTCAAAACCTTTGAAAGTCAATACAGGGTGGGTCGTGTAATGTGGGTGTTACCAAAGGGAAGTATGCCTACAAAAGCAGATTATGATGCTTTATTGGCGCGAATTGAAGAGCTTGAGCGTAAAATAGCGCAATTACAGCCTAAACGTGGTCGCCCACATAGCGAGGATAAAAATGGATGAGGGTAAATTAAAGTCAATCTTAGAGGCAGAGATTGATAATGCCATTGGCTATTTAGACTCAGAAACAACAGAATCAAGAGCCAAGGCGCTTGAGTATTACTTGCGTAACCCATACGGCAATGAGGTTGAGGGTCGTTCACAAATTGTAACGGGTGAGGTTGCCGAGGCTATTGATGGCGCATTGCCACAGCTTTTGCGAGTGTTTACTCAGTCAGATGACATTGTGCGCTTTGAACCGCGTGGGCCAAACGATGAAGAGGGCGCTAAACAAGCTACAGAGTATTGCAATTGGGTCTTCTATACGCAGAACTCAGGCTTTGCCATCTTGCACGATTGGCTAAAAGATGCGCTTATGCAAAAGACAGGTATTGTCAAGGCATATTGGGACACAAAAACAACACAAAAGAAAGAAACATACGAGAATCTGACAGACGATGAAGTAGTCATGCTACTTGCTGATGGCACATTAGATGTGATTGAGCAGGAAGCCGAAGAGATAGATGTCGAGCAACTAGACGAGATGGGTCAACCATTAAAGTTACGTTATAACTCTATCACGGTTGGCAAGAAGACTAAGCAGGGTGGCGTAAAGATAGAGAACGTGCCACCTGAAGAGTTCTTGATGTCAAAGAAAGCAACGAGCATTGCTGATGCTCCCTTTGTAGCGCACCGCAAACTTATGACACGTTCAGACCTTATCTCAATGGGCTTTGACGCAGAGACAGTAGCCTCATTACCCGCATACGATGAGTTGTCATACACAAGCGAACGACTTGCACGGTTCTCTAATGGTGAGCAACCTTACCAAGATGAAAGTTTAGATGACTCAATGCAAGAGATTGAGTTGTACGAGTGCTATCTTAAGACTGACTACGATGGCGATGGCATAGCTGAGTTTAGACAAATTTATTACGCGGGTTCAGAGATTCTTGACAACACCGAAACGGATTATGTGCCGTTTCATTCACTTTGTCCGATACCTATTCCACACAAGTTCTTTGGCGAATCAATGGCTGACCGCACAATGGACTTACAGCTCATCAAATCAACCGTAGTGCGTCAAATGCTTGACAACCTATACCTAAGTAACAACTCACGGGTTGGCGCGGTAGAAGGGCAGGTAAACCTTGATGATTTATTGACGAGTACGCCTGGCGGTATCGTGCGTATGAAGAACCCTAACGCAGTCGTGCCGATGTTAGTGCCGAGTGTTATCTCTCAAGCGTTCCCGATGTTGCAATACTTGGATGATGTGCAAGGTAAACGCACAGGTATATCTGATATGCAACAAGGTCTAAACCCTGACATTTTGCAAAACGTAACCGCCGCCGCAATCGCTGCGAGTAGTCAGGCAAGTGGTGGCAAGCTAGAGTTAATCGCTCGTATATTTGCTGAAACTGGCATTAAAAGCCTTTTTATGGGAATATTGCACCTAGTTTGCAAGTATCAAGACAAACCTGCCATCATTAGATTGCGTGGCAAGTACGTACCCATAGACCCACGCGAATGGTCAAATCAATACGATATGCAGATTAACGTAGGCTTGGGTACGGGTAACAAGCAAGAGCAGATGACAATGTTGCAGATGGTGCTTGCCAAGCAAGAAGCTATCATTCAGCAGTACGGGCCAGCTAACCCGTTAGTAACAGTCAGTCAATATCGCCAAACTTTGGGGAGGTTTATTGAAGCCGCAGGTTTTTCAGATTCAGCAGAGTTCTTTAAAGAAATCACGCCAGAGATTGAACAGCAGATTGCCCAACCCCAACAGCCAAAGCCTGACCCAAATATGCAAGCTCTACTCCAGCAAGCCCAAGCCCAAGTTGAGATAACTAAGCAAAAGGCAATGGCTGACATAGAGGCAAAGCAAGCAAAGGCACAGGCAGACATTCAGCTTATGCGTGAGAAGACTGCCGCGGAGTTGCAACAACAGAGAGAAGCTGCGGCGCTAGATATGCAATTAGAGCGTGAAAAAATGGCGCTTGAATTACAATTAAAGCGTGAGGAATTGTCGGCTGAGATTGCACTTAAACAAGCCGCGATGCAAGCCGATATTACTAATGACCCAAGGATTAGCCCATTATGAGCGGAAACCCTATCTTAGACAGACAAATAGCTGACTCTGTGCAATCGTTTCAACAACAGCAAATGCCACAGCAAATGCCACAGCAAATGCCACAGCAAATGCCACAGCAAATGCCACAGCAAATGCCTCAACAGATGGCGCAGATGCCACAACAGCCGTTTCGATTGCCGACTCAAATGCCTCAGATGCCAAGGCAAGATTTTTCTTATCAGCGACCAGAGGTTAATAATCCTATCTTTGGTGGCGCTATACCCATGAACTTTGGTTTGCCGAGTGTAAATCAAATACCTGCTGACTATGTTGCTCGACAATTTAAGCCTAGTATGACAAACCCTGCCCCTGCTGTTAAACAATCAATGTTTAGCAATCAAGGTAACCAAGGTAATATAAATTATTTAACAGGCGATAGTTGGAACGGTGGAAGCCAAAATTGATTAAAGCACAATTTGCCTTAAACTTAATTAACGATGAGTTTTTTATGGGTGAAGTAGAGGCTATAAAGAAAAGCTATATGGATGAGATTGTAAACAGTCAGCCAGAGCATTTTGAGGAGCGTGAGAACGCGTATCGTGGCTTACTAGCGGTCAACAAGTTTGTGGCACATTTTGAGTCACTTGCTTCTCAAAAAAAGATAGACGAGAAGAGACGCAAAATATTTTGATTTAACAGCATTTCGCTGTAAACTGAGCCAAGCAGGATTACTTGGTAAGGGGTAAAGATGAGCGAAAACATGACACCCGTTGAGGGTAATGGAACGCTGTCAGTAGACGGTGCGGCACATGCAATGCTTGGGCTTATGGGCGGCGAGGACTCGGAAGAGCAACCCGTTGCCGAACAAGAAGAACAGGTAGAGGCGGAGGCTACTGAAGACTCGTATGAGGTAGATGAGTCGGAAGACGAAGTTGGTGAAGAGGAACAAGAGCAAGAGCAACCTAAGTATCGAGTCAAAGTAAGTGGCGAAGAGCTTGAGGTCACGCTTGATGAACTTGTTAACGGCTATCAACGGGAAGCAGACTATACTAAAAAGACCCAAACACTTGCAGAGGCTCGTAAGAACCTTGAGCAAGATAAAGCAAGCGTAGAGCAAGCTAAACAATTAAGAGACCAGTACTCTCAGAGGTTGCAATTAGTGGAGCAGATGCTCTCTCAGCAACCACAAGAGGACTTGCAACTTTTAAAGGAAACTGACCCAATCGGTTATGCAGTTCGAGTGGCTGAACAACAGCAGAATGACAAACAACTTGCCGCTATACAAATGGAACGCAACAGAATTGCACAAATGCAACAATCTGAACAGCGTGAATTATTACAGCAACACGTTGCAGTCGAAGCTGAGAAACTAACTCAAGCAATACCTGAGTTGGCAAGCCCAGAGAAGGGTGAAACAGTCCGAAAGGAAATTCGCCAATTTGCAAAATCTATAGGTTGGACAGACCAAGAGTTAGCAAGTGTGTACGACTCTCGCGCAGTTATGACTTTGTACAAAGCAATGCAGTATGACCGACTTGTTAGCAAGCGACCTGAAATCTCTAAGAAAGTTTCACAAGCTCCTAAAATGATTCGTTCAGGTGCATCGGTACAACGAAGTCCAGAGCAGGAACAGACTAACAAACTTAGGCAAAAGCTACGTAACTCAGGTCGTGTAGCAGACGCCGCAAACCTTTTTGAAAAATTTATTTAGGAAACTATCATGGCAACATTTACCGCACATACCGCTATCGGTCAGCGCGAAGACTTATCTGATGTTATCTATAGCATCAGCCCCACCGAAACACCTTTGCTTAACACATTGGCACGTAGCAAAGCTACAGCCGTGTACCACGAATGGCAGACAGATAGCCTAGCCGCCGCAACTACCGCTAACGCCGCAGTTGAGGGTGCTGACGCTACTTCAGCCACCATTTCACCAACAGTACGTCTTGGTAACTATACCCAAATCGTTCAAAAGACTATTCAGGTATCTGGCACTTTAGACACAGTTAACAAAGCTGGTCGTAAGTCAGAGAAAGCCTATCAATTGGCTCGTGCATCAAGCGAACTCAAGCGTGACATCGAAACAATTTTGGCATCTAACCAAGCTCGTTCTGCTGGCAACAGCTCAACTGCTCGCAAGATGGCATCAATGTTGTCATGGATTAAGTCAAACACTTCAGTCGGTACAGGTGGTGTTGACCCATTGACAATCGGTGAATCTACACGTACAGACGGTACTCAACGTGCATTTACTGAGGCATTTTTAAAGACAGTTATCAGCGAGGTGTTTGTATCAGGTGGCTCACCTAAAGTCTTGTTGGTCGGCGCAGCGGGTAAGCAGAAAGTGTCAACCTTTGCAGGTATTGCCGCTCAACGCTACATGGCTCCTGCCGATGCTCCTACAACCATCATTGGCGCGGCCGATGTTTATTTGAGCGACTTTGGTTCAGTCTCTGTTGTACCTGACCGTTTCATGCGTGACCGTGACGCTTTGGTGCTTGACCCTGAATTTGCCGCAGTAGCTTACTTACGCCCATTCCAAACAAATGAATTGGCTAAAACAGGCGATAGCGACAAGACTCAGATTCTTGCAGAGTTGACCCTTGAGGTTCGTAACGAAGCCGCACATGGTGGCGTTTACGACCTTAACATGGCTTTATAAGATAGTCTAACAAAGGGGGCGGGGAAACTCGCCTCCCTATACATATGAAAAAAATACTAAGCGTTGACGCATTATCAGGTAGACACACTATCGCGCATGACGATGGTGACGGTGGGTTAATCTTAGAAACTAAGCAAGACGTTAACCACATCATAGAGTCAAACAAGAGAATGTTTAACGAAGTGTCATCACAAGACAAGTGGGGCGATTTGACGCACGTTGCTCGATTGCCTTTGACTGTGATAGATGACTTGAACAAAAAGAATGTTATGCGTGGGTTTGCAGTCGTAAATGAAAAGGCGTTCAGGATGTTCTTAAATGACTCTGATAACCGTTTCTTTAGAACAAGACCAGGCACGGTATGAAGTTAGCCATCTGCGTACCATGCCGCGACCAAGTTATGTCGGGGTTTTGTTTTGACTTAGCAAGATTGGTGGCGTATCAAACAAAGCAAGGCGATGAGGTCTTACTGTTTCAAATGTCAGGCACACTTATCTTTCACCAACGAGAGAAACTTGCCAAGACAGCGATAGATGCGGGTGCAGAAGCAATCTTATGGATTGATAGCGATATGCGCTTTCCTGCCGACACGTACGAGGTTTTATTGGCGCACGGTGTGGATATATGCGGGGTCAACGCTACGACCCGTGTTGAGCCTATTTTGCCTACTGCGTTAAATTTAAAAGTAGTGGATGGTTCGGCTGTGTTTAAGAAAGTAGACAGCGTAGGTAAGGATTATGTAGAAGAGGTTTCTGCTGTTGGATTCGGTGTGACGTTAACTAGAATCTCTGTGTTTGAGAAGATTGCCGAGCCTTGGTTTGACATTCTTTGGACTGATGCAGGTAGTATAATTGGTGAGGATGTGCATTTTTGTATCAAGGCACAGGATTTTAATATTAAAACTCATGTTGACCACGTACTTTCAAAGTACATTAAGCATATTGGCACAAAAGAATACTGCTGGGGTGATGTTAAATGATAACCAATTACAGCGACCTAAAAACTACCATTGCTAATTATTTAGCACGTAGCGACTTAACTGCGGTCATACCTGATTTCATTCGTCTAGCAGAGGTTCGCTTGCGTAGAAACCTGCGTATCAGACAGATGCTTAAGTCAGCCGAAACACTCACAACGGGTGGTGATTCTACCGTTTCATTGCCTACGGACTTCTTAGAGTTACGTACTCTATTCCTAAACACAAATCCTGTATTAGATTTGCAATATATGTCACCATCATTGTTTAACCGTAATGCACGGGTTCAAGAGTCTGGCATCCCTATTTTCTATACGATACTAGCGAACGAGTTTAAGTTTGCACCGATTCCCGACTCAGATTACTCATTACAAATTCTTTACTACGGTGCGCCTGAATACCTTGGCGATACTGTGCCGAGTAATGAATTTCTAGCAACTTGCCCTGACCTAGTTTTGTACGGTTCTTTGATTGAAGCCGAGCCGTACTTAATGAATGATGCTAGAACGCAAGTATGGGCAAGTATGTTTGACCGAGGTTTAGCAGCATTAACTGCCGCGGATGACTCTTCCGAGCATAGCGGTGTCCCTTTACAAATGAAAGTATCAGCGAGGTAATAAATCATGGCTGCAATGTCGAATTATTTAGAAAACGCACTAATTAACGCCACCTTACGTAACACGACTTACACAAGTCCTGCTACCGTATATGTGGCACTATTCTTAACAGACCCAACGGATGCGGGTACAGGCACACAAGTTTCAGGTGGCTCGTATGCACGTCAAACAGCTACGTTCGCAGCTCCTAGTGACGGTGCTTCAACAACAAGCGCAGACATTACATTCCCAACAGCTACTGGCACATGGGGTACGGTTGCGTTCTTTGGTATTTATGACGCCTCTACATCGGGCAACCTTTTGTATCACGGTGCATTAAACAATAGCAAAACCATTCAGACTGGCGACATCTTAAAGATTGAAGCTGGCAATCTGACAGTAACATTGGCTTAAAGGAACTGACATGGCTTTAGTGATAGCTGACCGCGTAAAAGAATCTAGCACGACTAGTGGCACGGGCACAATTACGCTTGGTGGCGCGGTTAGTGGCTATCAAGCATTTACAGCCATCGGTAACGGAAATCAATGTTATTACACAATAGTTAATATTGCTGTGGCGACCGAGTGGGAGGTAGGTGTAGGTACTTATTCATCATCTACCCTCACTCGAGACACGGTGCTGTCATCGTCTAATGCGGGTGCAAAGGTTTCATTTAGTGCGGGTAACAAAGAAGTATTTGTAACCTACCCCGCAGACCGCTCAGTATCTCAAGCAGACATCGGCACAGCCGCGAACGAGATTCCGCTCAATCAGTACCTTGGCTCACTTGCTTATCAAGACTTAGAGAGCGTGACGATTAATGGCGGTGTGGCTACCCTTGATACAGCAACTATTACATCTATTCAGAACGACACAGCGATTAGTAATGTCGAACCGTCTTTGATGCTGAACTTTGCTGCTGTTAAGAAGCTAGACCCACGTATTACGTATGCTCGTGCAAGTACGGGTGTTTATTATGATGGTGTTACGAACTCTAAGGCTGAGGAGAATTTGTTGTCGTATAGTCAGGAGTTTGATAATGCTTATTGGACTAAAAATCTCGCTACAACAACAGCAAACGCAACAACAGCCCCTGATGGCACTACAACAGCGGACACAATAACATCAAATGATAGTGCTTCAGGATACGTTGCAGTTTATAGAGCTTTATCTATAGACGCTAACTCAACATTATCGGTATTTGCAAAAGCAGGGACAAGTTCCCTTGCGTTTATTTCAAATGGCACAGCAACATACGCTGTTTTTGACCTATCAGCTGGGTCTGTCGTTACCTCTGCTAATAGTAGTCCCTCTATAACAAAAGACGTATCTACTGGCTGGTGTAGATTAACGCTTACAAATAATATAAGTATGTCAAACTTTATTATTGGAGGCAAAGATTCTTACGCATTTGGTCTGCCTTGGGGTAACGGTACGTGGACAAGCGGAAACTCTATCTACATCTGGGGCGCTCAATTAGAACAACGCTCTGCCGTCTCCTCATACACCCCGACTACTACCCAGCCAATTACACTTTATCAACCAACACTCTTAACAGCCCCTAGTGGCGTTGCTCGCTTTGACCACAACCCGACTACTACAGAGTCTTTGGGATTGCTGATTGAGGAACAACGGACGAATTTACAAACTTACAGCGAAGATTTTAGTAATGCGGTGTATGTGGCTACTAATTCAACGTTTACACCTAACCAAGTTGTTGCGCCAGACGGTATGTTGACGGGTTATAAACTTACAGAAACTG